AATTCGCTCCATCTCTGCGAACCGCGCTTTATCCATCAGCGCCGCTTCAGCTTTACTTCTAATTTTCTCAAGAGCTGGTTTATTTTCTTTATCGATCTTCTCTTGCGCTAAGCGCTTTTCTTTGCGTTCTTGAGCTGCTAGGTCAGAATAATATTTATCTTTCTGTAGATCGTGTTTTTGTTGCGCTAAATCCTGTTGTTTTTCAAACCTACGCTCTGCATTCTTCTCGCGCTGTTCATTAACTACCATCTTGGTCAATAGAGCTTCTTTATTTGAGATTTCGTTAGCTAGCCTGTCAAAATAACGAGGTCCCACTTTAGGGAGTGCCTCTTTCATTCTTGTGATCTCACTTTGAAGCTGATTTGCCATGGTAAACTTTTCAGCAGGCTTCTTTGGAATCACTGGAGGCTTTTGAGGAGCCGGCGCCACTGCCGCTGGTTCAGCGGGGGACACTGCTTGCTGAGCTAGTTGCTCTGGTGGAACCGGAGCCTCTAGCTGTGGCTGTGCTGCCTCCATAGGAGCTTTCGTAGGCTCTGGGGCACCTATACCAGGAACGACATCTTGACCAAACCTAGCTTGTTGGTACGCTTGACGCCCAGGAGCTTCAAAATCTTGCTGAAGTAGTGCACCTAGCACTTTTGGATCATCTTTACCAATTCTCGCATAAAGAGCCGCCTTCTCAGGTGAGACGAGAGGTTTAAGCGATTCTTCTAGCGTTTTAACTTTTTGTTCGTCTTGTAGACGTTGTAATTTCATATCTATGAGACTTGAGATGCCGCTTGCTAGGCCGCTTCCCATGCCAGCCCCTAACCCGGAGCCAAATGATTGCTGTTGAGGCAATTGTATTAGAGCCATTTTTTATCCTTTACTAGCTAAACAATCCCAATTTTTGACCTAACCACGCAGTACCCAGCTGCATACCAGCTTGCCCTAACCCTGGAGCTAATGACTGCAAGAAAGAAGGCGATTTTGGCTGGATAGCTTGGTGATACGGAGATGCTACTCCACCACCTAATAGATTTGCCAACAGTGCCATTCTTTGCTGAGCTGGAGCTCTAGATGCAAGTTCGTGCTGTAGTGCAAATTGACCTTCTCTTAATCTCTGACCTCTGGCTTGTAGCCCTAGTTGTCCTAGCTGTCCAGCTAACTGACCACGTTGTAAACCATATTGAGCTCTTTGAAGATCATATTGTGGCTGTAATTGGGCTTGCATTGCTGCTAGTCCTGTTTCTAGACCTTCAGCAGCTTTAGCTTTCTGCCTTTCGAAAGCACCACTTCTCTGCCCACCACCTGTTATAGAGGTAAATCTCTCAGCAAGTGTAGGTATAGTATCAGTCTGAAACCTCTGCCTAGCTTGCTCAGCTATGGGACCGAAATCTAGCGAAGATAAGTCAGCTTCTGCCGGCATCTGTGGGAGCTCTGGCCCCTCACCAAAAGCTTCATGCTGCCTTTGCATAACTTCTTGTAGCTCTGGAAACGCTTCAGGTTCAGCCATCAGCTCTTTCATTATCTCCGGCATCTTCTCATTAAGTAATTTTTCCATTTCAGGATCATATTTGGATACCTGTGTTACATCAGGTCCATCTCCTGAACCACCTCCACGTTTACCTCCCTTACCTCTTTTTCGTCCTCCTCCAAAGAGTTTATTATAGAGCCAGCTACCGACCTTACTTACACCGTAAGATGCTATAGCTCCTCCCAGAATCGCTCCTAAAGCCATAATACTTCCCTTAATTTATTGTTATCAAGCAACACCACACTTATAGTATAATTATTAACGTGAGATTTTAATCATTACTTAGAGAGGGCGTAGTATGGCAATAGATACCAGGCAAGGCATGTTTGTGCCTTTAACTGAAGTATTTGAAATAGAGAATTTAGATCATATCGATATCAATAGTCCAGAGTTTAAAGACTTCTTGGTCAGGTTGCGGCAAATCTTCAATAACCACGCTATGGCGTTAAATCTAAAGAAAACAGGGATATATTCTAAAACAGAGTTCGTAGATGGTGAGGTGTGGTTCCCAGACCCAGATCTATCGAGCCAAACACCAAGAACACCTACAGAAAGACAAAAGGTAACTATAGTAATTGAGTGCGGGATACTCCCAAACGCGGCAACTAAAACAATAGCTCACGGCATCACCTTTCCGACTCCAGATACATATACAGCAATAAAAATAACTGGAGCAGCATCAGACTATACAAACAAAGTAAAAATCCCTCTTCCATACTCCTCTACCACCTTGATTAACAATATAGAAGTAAATATAGATGATACTAACGTTAATATAACAACTGGAATAGATAGAACTTCTTTCACAGAGTCACACATTGTGTTTGAGTTTATAAAAGAGTAAAATATTCTCAGTATGTTTAGTCATTATGGCTTCATTACTACTCTCCTTTTTTCGCCGTGTTGATTTCATGTCAGCACGGTGTTTTATTTAGAGTTCTTGTGTAGGAGACGCATGAAACAAGATTCCGTGTATCTCAAAGCCTACATATGGGATGTTACCATCTCTCATCTGCTCATCAGTCCAGTAAAGTCTAAGCTGTATAGATTCTCCCTGTGCTTGTAAATAGACAGCATGCCAGAATCTTTTTTGGACGTTTTCAAGGTCAGTGTACGGATCCATCTCAAGTACAGAAGAGCCTAAAATAGCTCCATTATCTATACCATCCTGCCTCATGGAAAGTCGAGATGCAGAAACAAGATAATCAACAGTGAGCGCACCGTCGTCATTCTTGTCTACAAGAAAATCTGTCTTTTCTATATTTGTGTTATCACCCTGTTTTGAATAAAAATTAAATCGCTTTGAATATATATCAACTTTACTTACAAGTATTATTCCAGCGCCACCAGTATACGGGCCTGTAAATACAGGAGGGTGGTCGATCGTAAACGTGTCAGCTGATTGAACGTTTACCTTGTAGTTGTTATCTTCGAGCTCTGGGCATCCGTTAGCGTTAACAAAACTTATCCAATCACCTGAAGATAAGTTATGAGCTATTACTTTAACTGTGATAACTCCGGCTGCTTCTGTTATGTCTGTAACTGGTTTAGATATAGCGTTAAACTCGAACTCTCTATGCATCAAGAAAGTATATCCGTGCTGATTTCCCGCAATAACATATCTAAACTTTGACTCCATGGTACCGTCGTTCCACTGATCATCATTCTGCTCCCACTCTTGGTCCATCTCTGACCAGGTAAGATCATCTGATATTTGGTGATATCCAAAAGCGGTGACGTGATCATCAAAGAATGCCCATGTGTTCTCTTTATAGTTAAACACTAACAGTTTATTTGGAAACGATTGATAACTATGCTCATATGGCATCGTCCAATATACCATCTCATTATAGTAGTCACGTATGCCATGTACTCTAAATACACCGTCATCATCGTTATGTATCTCAAATACCTCGTCTGGAATCTTTGTATCAATACGCTCTACGTTTGCTCCGGTGCATGCGTGGATGCCGGTTTGACCGACACCCAACACAGCCTTATCAAAAGGAACAACCGAAAAGGTAGATTCGCAACCTAAGGTAGAGTTAATTTCTTGCCACCTAAACGGATAAATCTGGTTACCCGTATATACAAGCTCATATGTACTTCTCTCAAAGAAGACGATCAATCTGTTCTTAATCTTTTGGCAGCTTACAATAGCTTCTCTTGTGGGAGCATCTATAAAACTACCCTCTCCATCTATATCTTCTCTATAAGAATCAGCGCCGATTGGACTACCAACGCGTGAATATCTACATCTATTTACAAAGGTAAAGTTGATGCCGTTTTCATCGCTCTCAACAGTATTCAATAATAGTAATCTATTTTGAAATGGAATAATTAATCTTGCCGTCTCTATCGTGTTTAGGACATTAGAGGCATACTGAGGTTGCCACCTAGTCCAGTTAGTACCATCAAAATAGCGAAGATTATCTGTAGCGCTGTAGTTAGTAGAAAATAATAGGTATGTGTAATCATCGGTTCCTCTCCAGTTTGTACTCCAAAAAAAGTCACTGTTAGTTCCGGTCCATATATCGGCTGCGGGAGTAGCTATGCTATTCCCGATGCGTTCCCACCCTGTTGAGAGAAGCTTATAAGAAAATTTTGTATCAAACCCATACGTATC